AAAATAAATGAATAACAAGACTGATAGCCAGCCTGTGGACGATTTGAAAGCCCGCAAGTTGGCTATTTTGCTAGACAAATAAATTTACGAGGTAAAAACATATGGATATTCAAACATTGAACAACGCCTGGGTTGAAGCTGGGCAACGATTGTCTGACTTGCAAAATAAGGCGGCTTTGTTGGTGAACGACGACGCAGCAGACGTTGACGCTATTAACTCAATTAAGAACGACATCGAAGTTGCAAAGGCTAAGCGTGACTTGGCGAAGGACAACTATGATCGTGCCGTTGAAGACCAAGCACATGCAGTTTTGAACGACCCGGACGCTGGCAAGAAGCCATTGAACGACGAAGAGGTCAATATCAAGGACAAGTTTGTTAAGGACTTTGTCGGAATGATGAAGAATGACCCAAAGGTGGTCAACTTGGTTTCATCATCAACTGACGAAAATGGAAACGCAATTGGTTTGACGATTCCACAAGACATTGAGACGGCTATCAACACGTTGAAGCGTCAATATGATTCATTGGAGCAATACGTCAACGTTGAAAAGGTTGGAACGCCTAACGGTTCACGTGTATTTGAGAAGTGGTCGGACATCACGCCATTGACTAACTTGGATGCAGAAGATGGTGACATTGCCGACAACGACGACCCTAAGCTATCAACCGTCAAGTACTTGATTAAGCGTTATGCAGGTATCACGACGGTAACTAACACGTTGTTGAAGGATACGGCAGAAAACATCTTGGCATGGTTGTCATCATGGATTGCGAAGAAGGTTGTTGTTACGCGTAACAATGCCATCATCGCTGTTATGAACGCAGCACCAACTAAGCCAACATTGGCAACGTTCGATGACATCAAGAAGATGGCGTTGACTGCTGTTGACCCAGCTATCCGTGCAACGTCATTCTTCATGACTAACACGTCTGGTATTGCTGTTTTGGCAACGGTTAAGGACGCAGACGGACGTTACTTGTTGCAACGTGATGTTACTCAACCTGAAAACTACGTGATTGAGGGTAAGCAAGTAATCGAAATCGCTGACAAGTGGTTGCCTTCAAACAAGGGCGCAATGCCTTTGTACTTCGGTGACTTGAAGCAAGCTGTAACGTTGTTTGACCGTGAAAATATGTCATTGTTGTCAACCAACATCGGTGGTGGTGCCTTTGAAAAGGACTTGACGAAGCTACGTGTTATTGATCGCTTTGATGTTAAGGCAACCGATGCCGATGCATTTGTGGCTGGTTCATTCACGGCTATTGCTGACCAACCTGCAAAGACTGTTCAACAAGCTGCTGCAGCCGGAACGCAAGCTTAGTAGGCAGGTGAGTTAAATGACGGTCAATATTGAACAATTCAAGACACTAATGCGTGTTGATTTTGCTGATGATGACGCAATTATCAATGGCTACTTGTCTGCAGCTGAAAATTACATCCAGGATGCAATTGGAACGGATGACAATTTCTATGCTCAACCTGCTGTTGTTGACCGTTACGAAACTGCTGTCTATGCCTATGCTGGAACATTATACACGTACCGCATCAGTATGACTGAAGTTAAGGCGGTAACAATGGACGCCACTGTCAACTCAATTGTTGGCCAATTGCGTGGTAAGTATGCAGAATGGGAGGAACAACATGAGGGCAGCTGAGTTCAATCGCAAGGTCGCGTTTGGTACTGTGGAATCTAAACAGAATGCTAATAATGGTTCTATTCATAAAATTTTTGTGGAACAATTCAGTGTATGGTGTGCACCTAAACTCCGCACGTTGAACCAACAGTATCAAATTCAAGGTACAGCACTCGATAATACTAAGGTTATCGTGGTACGCCATAACACCGCTGTGGAAGGTATTAAGGTAGCCCAGATTGACGGCGTGATGTATGACATTGTGCAATACTCACCTGATGAATCTAATGCCATTATTGCGTATGACTTCGTTACATTGAAACGGAGGGCATAGGTATGGCCGAGGAATCATTGGAATCAATCTTGAATGCCTTTATTGAAGACGCTGAAGCATTATCAACCAACATGACGGTAGAGGATAAGGCCAAAGTTACTAAGGCAGGCGCAGATGTGTTTGCTAAGGAACTTGAAACAGAGTACAAGGCTAATCACTACCGACACAGGCAGACTGGTAAAGACCCGCACTTAGCTGATTCAGTTATGGCACAGAATACCAACGTAGACGGCATGAAAAACGGTAGTTCAACAGTTGGGTTCTCAAAGGACAAGGCTTATATTGCTAATTTCATTGAGAATGGTACGAAATTTCCGATGTACACAGCAAAAGGACGTAAGTATAAGAAGGGTGGCCAGGTTGCTATTAACGGTGACCATGCCATCGATAACCTACGCAACGACTCCCAATTGCAAGCTAAGATTGTTGAAGCACAAGCAGAGGTATACAAGCAGATTATCGATAGGAGTAACAAACAATGACACCAGTGGAAGAAATTAGTAACGTGGTTCATTCGGTTTTCCCTGATTGGCAAGTATACTTTTATGCTATTCCTGAGGAAGTTATCGACAATAAGAATGTCACCCAAGTGCTGATTACTGAGAGCAACTCAGACATCACAACATTTGGTGGAAACACATTCAATGAGATGGCATTTGGGTATCGTTTGCAGGTTTTTTATGGGTTTTACGAAGAGGACCTTATCAGGAAAGAGATAACATTGTACAAGGCCTTAGGGAGCGCCTACTGGAACATTACGGATAGTCAGCCACGATACTTGGATATAAGCCAAACTGATGGGCAGCAAATGATTAAAAATATCGAAGTAAACAAAACACTAACACTTGATGAGCTTGACCAATAACGGTTGGCTCATTTTTTTTTGAAAGGAATTACATTTTATGGCTATTGCAGGATTGAAGCTTATCACATTGGCATTGCGTGATAAGGAAACTGGAGAACTATTGAAGGGTGACGCAGGATTGTCAGCAGACGGTCTCTTCCCCGTAACCACAGCAATGCTTGGTGCAAAGAGTGCTAACATTACTGGTATTTCGGTAAATGGTACGCCGGTATACGGTAACAACTCTAAGGTTGATGCAACTCAAACTAGGGGTGAGCCATCAGTTGCTTTGGACTTTAATGACCTGCCATTTGACGTCAAGCAAAAGTTGTTGGGACGTATCTCAGATGGCAAGGGAGGTTACTTGCAAGGTGATCGTCCACGAGTAGCTTTGACGATTGAGGCGCAAAACATCAAGCGCACTCACTCAGTTTGGTTTGGATTTGCTAACGGTGAAGTACAAGAGACTGCAGCCAACGTACAAACTGATACGAACAACGAAGTCCGTGTTGATGACCAACTGACATTCACTTCATTCGGTGTTGAAGCATGGAACAATGAAGCGATGAAGGTTTATTCAGATATTGACGCTAAGTTCGACAAGGCAGCCATGCAAGCTGATGTGTTTGGTGTAACAGGCGGTTCAACGTCTGCTACGCCCAGCGTATAAGGTCGTTCCAATTGTCCTACAGCCACGACAATAAAGAGGCTCAAACGGGGTGAGAAGCCCAATATGAACGGGGGTTAACTTGAATAATCAGGTTAACTCCTTTTTTTGTACCCAAGAAAGGATATAACGATGAAAATTTCATTTAAGGAATTACGTAAGGCACCCTTTGAAGTAAAAGCCAGTGTTAAGAATTTAAAGAAGACATATGCCATTCAATTGAAGATGGCTACGTTGGAAGATTCTGTGCAAGAGGACGCAAAGGTTGAATCACTACAAGCTGTACTGGGCGCACTGGACAACTTAATAGAATACGTTGTCGACATGTTGAAGCTTAAGCCAGCTGAGATTGAAGCACTTGAAGATTTGAGCCAAGAAGACGTTATGGCAATTGCACAACGCTTGAACATGCGTTTAATGGGATTTTCAGAAGCTGAGATTGAGAAGGCTTTGACGGAAACTGATGATGAGGGTTTAGAGTAACCCCGATTGAGCGGGTGATGGCATACACAAACCATCTGGCTGATTTAAGAATGTTTGAAAAAGACACCATGCAGAACTTGCACTGGTCTTTAGATGACATCGAAGAAGCTGATTATGCGGAGTTGATGGAAGTCATGAACGCTTCAGAAGAAGACAAAATGCAGAATCCAGACGCCATGATGAACCTGTATCAATCACTTGGATAAAAGAGAAAGGAGGTAAACATGGCAAAAGAAAAAGTAGCCGGCTTAATGTCGACGGAGATTGGCTTGAACACTACTAAAGCCACGGAATCACTTAGTCAATTGAAGTCTGCCGTAAAGGACTCAACAAATGAGTGGAAGCAAATGGAATCACAGCTTAAGACTTCTGGTGATGTACTTGGCGCCAGTGAAGCTAAGTATAAAGGGCTATCACAATCAGTTGAAGCGCAAAAAGACGTGCTTCAGAAGTTGCGACAAGAACAGGCTGAAGTTAACCGTTCAACTGAAGCTGGTGAGGCTACCTATCAAAAGTATGCTTCACAGATAACACAGGCAGAAAGTAAGCTTGCGTCGTTGAATGCTCAAACCGAAAAGGCACTTAAGTCTTATGATTACCAAAAAAGTGGATTAGCAGATCTGAACGATGAAATTAAACGCTCAAATGATCTAACCAATGCCCGTGTAAAAAGACTCGAAGCTGAAGGCAAGACCGAGGAAGCTAATAAAGTTCAAATTGATGGTCTTTCATCAGTGCAGTCCAAGTACACTAAGATTTTAGAGATTCAAAAGAACGAGCTTGAAAAGTTAGGTGATTCAGGAGATAAAAATTCTAAAGCATATAAGCTACAAGAGTTACGAGTCGAGCAAACTGGGGCTAAGATTGCTGAAACTACTAACAAAATAAAGGCCTTAAATCATACTGATGTAAAGCCTGATGCTAGTGGTATTACTTCGACTAAGGCACAACTCAAAAGTTTGAATAACGTGCTTGATAACACACATAGACGATTCAAAAGCGTCCTTATGGGGAATATTGTAGCCACTGGAATAACTAGTACACTGAGCGACATTAAAAGCAAGTTTACTGGTGCTATGAAGGCTGGTGTTGAATACAACAAAGAAATGCAATCCTTGTCTGTATCAATGGACAATTTCACTAATGGCGATGACAAGTTGAGCAAGGCTTTAATTGGCAACGTTAAGGCATTGAAAGAAGAATCGGGCTATGCTACCGATACCGTTTCGTTGTTGACCAAAAAGACTTATGGACTTACTAAAAGCGCCGATGGTGCAAAGACCCTGTCTGACGCATTCGTTAACTTGGGACGTGCTACGGGGCAATCTGATGAGTCTCTGCAAGGTATTATTAAAAAGTTTTCACAGGTAAATGCTTCAGGTCAAATCACAACCGGTTCACTTACTAAGATGGAAAAGTCCTTGCCAGGATTTAATGCTGCGTTAGCAACTAGCATGGGTAAAAGCCGAGATGAGATTAACAAATTAGCTACTGATGGA